TATCATCATAAATCTTTTTATTAATAGCTATTTCTGATAAACTATTATTAGGTTGTACTAATCTAATAACCTTTTCTGCTCTATATAATTGTTGCATTATAGGTATTGCTACTTTAGCAATTCTACCAAGTGCACCTTCAATATCTTGCAACTTAGACTTTATCTTTCTCTGTCCAAATTCATCAAGTGATACTGTAGCTTTATATGTTTGTGGTGCCGCTTCTGCATTACCCTGCATCAACTCGTATAAACCAAGTTGATGGTCTATATCAGTCTTCGCAACTTGCTCATTCTGATAAAG